TACGGTTGGCAATGGAATAGAAATGGTCAACTAAGCAAAGTTGTTAGAATGTTAATGAACAATCCTAATACTAGGAAAGCTGCAATATCAATATACGATGGCAAAGAAATAGACACGTATTCTAACGACACGCCTTGTACATATGGTGTTCAGTTTACAATAAGGGATAACAAATTAAATATGACAGTTCTAATGCGATCTAATGATCTTTGGTATGGATTCTGTAATGATCAATATTGTTTTTCTATGTTATTAAAAATTGTATACGAAGAATTAGTTGTAGTCCATAAAGATTTGTCTATAGGTCATTACTATCACTTTGCGCACAATTTACATTTATATAAAGATCAAATGGTATGAGAAATATGATATTAGTTTTTTCATGGACAATTGGTATATTTGCTTTTTTAATAATTTTAGCATTTATGATCAGTTTTTTTAAGAATTTAAAATATAAATATGGAAAAAGATAAAAAAATGTATTATTTATACCATATTCCAGGTAAAAAAATCGGAATGACGTGTAATATATATAAAAGAATAATTAAAGGACAAGGTTATAAACCCGGAGAATTTCAAATACTAGCATCTTCAGAGGACAGAGATGTTATAGAAATAAAAGAAAAACAGTATCAAGATTTCTTCAAATATAAAAAAGATCTTAATTCTTATACAAACGCTAAAAATAGTCCTGTTAATCAATTTAAATCAAATAAAACCATGTACACTAACGTAACAGATCAAACAACAACATTTAACGTTCCAGTAAACAAATTAAAAGGTTTTTTAATGGACAATTTAGGGCATACATTTACAACAAGCTATGGAACATATACTGTAACACCAGAGTTGGTTAAGATATTAATGACTAATGCCAGAGAATCAATGTACCGAAGCACTTCGTGTTACGTATATAATAAAGTATTATTTGAAGAGGTTAATAAAATTTATAATACTAAACCTGCTCCAACCGCTACTAATCCTTTAACTTTTGATCCTAATAATGTATATGATTTAATTAGGCAATGGGCAACTGAACGTGGTATATATGAATCAGGCGATTCTAAAACACAATATATTAAGTTGTGTGAAGAATCTGGAGAACTAGCAAGAGCAATACTTAAAAAAGATAAAGCAGAATTAATTGACGCCATTGGCGACATGATTGTTGTATTAACTAATCTAGCCGCATTAGAGGGATTAAAAGTTGAAGAGTGTGTTGTATCAGCTTATGATGTTATTAAGTCACGACAAGGCTCTATGGTCAATGGTACATTTGTTAAACAAACTCTATAATATATGAATATACTAGAACAAGCGCGCGGAATTATTTATGATAAGTCTGAAGAAAAAGAAAGGCAATATGGCGATTTCTTTGATAACATGGAAGATGCTGCTAAAATAGCTTCTGTTATGTCTAAAAAAGAATTTACTGCTGAAGACATATATCACGCATTAATCGGTCTCAAGTTTGCTAGAGAATCATTCACTCATAAACATGACAACATGTTAGATGCTATTGCTTATTTAGCTTCGCTACATGAGTACAAAGAATCAAAGTTTGAAAGAATAACACAGAAAATATTAGATGATTTTGATGTTGTTGATCCAATATATGTTGTTGATAAAAAAAAAGATTTGAAAACGGCTTTTACGCGTGGGAATGGTCGTGGTGATCATTACTCTTTTGAGATAGATAATGATGATGAAGAACAAAGTCCAAAAGAACTGTTAAAACAATGGTATACTACTAACACGGGGACAGTTAATATGTCTTTCGCACATATGACAAACGATTGAGAAAGATAACAAGAAAAAAAGGACCAGTAACAGCAAAGAAGGTATCATTTGATGGTATCTCCTTTGCTTCTGGACTTGAAAAGAAAATGTATATGGCTTTAAAAAAAGCTGATATAAAAGCAGATTACGAAGGTACTACTTACGAATTATTACCTTCGTTTAAATTTGACAATGTTTGCTTTGAAAGACAATCTAACGGTAAAGGAGAATTCATAAACAGAGGTCAAAAAAAGATACAGAATATATCTTATACTCCGGATTTTGTAGCTGAGGACTTTATAATAGAATGTAAAGGTAGAGCTAACGAATCTTTTCCAATGAGATGGAAGATGTTTAAGAAATACATATCAGAAAATTATCCAGACATAACATTGTTTAAACCACAGACAGAAAAAGAATGTCAAGAAGTAGTAGAGATAATTTGTAAAAAAAGATTAAATAATGGAAAATAAGTTAACTATTAAAAAGATAATAGAAGTTTACGAGTCTATACAAGGTACTGGTAATACTAATTATCAAAACAGGTTTTATTTTAAACAACTAAGAAAAATTAAAAAAGCTTATGAGAAATTGGGAAATTAGTTTGGGTATGTTTCCAGGTATTTTATTTGGAATTAGAACGTACGAGTATGATCATGAAGAATATGCTGATCATGTTATTTATCTAGGTTTTTTTGATATAGTATTAACTATATTTGAAGACTGATGATTGGTGTATGGGATAATTTTTTAGGCGAAACTCTTATTTCTAAAGAACTGAAAAGAGTTATTGAAGAAGGTTTTGATGAACATGTTGTTGGAGATAAATCTTTTTATGTGAATATACCTAGCGAAGAATTTGAAGAAAGAGTTATATGGGCTTTGCAAGGTATACATAATACATACATAGATAAAGTATTTAGTTTTATTAGAGTTGCTACTGACAAACTAGATACAGATTGGCGTATACATTCAGATCTAAATATAACGGGACAAAGACCAGATAGAGCTGCCGTGCTATACATGTCGCCTAGGGTTTTTGATACTCTTCATGGAACTGCTTTTTGGTCACATAAAACTTACGGTAACAGTTTGCCAAGTTCTGTTACAGAAGAAGAGTTTGATAGAATGATAACTTCCGAAGCAAACGAAATGGATCAATGGCAATTAAGATCTGTTATTGGTTACGAGCAAGATAGATTAGTAGATTATAGTGCTAATTATTTTCACAGCAAATACCCGAATAAAGCCTGGGAAGATGGCAGAATAGTTTATGTAATATTTTATAACCTTTAAATAAAAACAATGAAAGAAAACGAATTACTAAGAATGAGAAGAGATCTAGATACTTTAGGCGCTGTTGTTCAGAAGATTATGCAAGAGAATCAAAATCTAAAAGATCTTGCTATTGGTACTCTAGAACTTGTTAAACAACTTCCTGATTATGAGTCAGCAGTAGATAAACTAAAGCAAAACTATTTAGATGAATCTTTAAAAAGAGAAGCAGAGGAAAAAGCTAATAACGGTAAATTAGAAACGTAATGAAAGAAAGATATATTGAAATGCGTAACAAAAAGCAAGTAGATATAAACTGGTTTCACGAGTATTATGTAGGACATAGTAAACATAATATATCTATTGATGATTTTTATAAGATTTTCATGTATGCTAATGTAGATGCTATTATAGAACATATAGACAGAAAATTTGAATTAAATAAATTACTAGATAAAAACGGAGAATTTATAAAAATAATAGAATAAAAACAATTTTAACACTAACAATTATTAATTATGAGTAACAAGAAAAAACCAATTAAGGGAGCAACGATAGGACCAATTGAAGATCCTGTAGTAGAAAATCCATTACACAACACAACGCCACCATCTCAAGAAAGATCATGGATACTATCTATAGGTTTTTATCCTGGAATACTATTTGGTATTAGGAAATACAAAGAAACATATTCTGATACTTATGTATTGTACTTACCATTCGTAGACATTGCTTTAGAAATTGATAACTAAAAAATAATAATATAAATATGAGTTTAAGCTTAGATAAGCAAATATTATCCGATATAACTGTATACACAAAGTATGCAAAGTACCTGCCAAATAAAGAAAGAAGGGAAACGTGGGATGAATTAGTAACAAGAAACATGGAGATGCATACTTCTAAGTTTCCAAAAATGAAAGAATCTATTGAGCAAGTTTACAAGAATTTTGTGTTCACTAAAAAGGTTTTACCTTCTATGCGAAGCTTACAGTTTGGCGGTAAAGCTATTGAGCTTAATAATGCTAGGATTTATAACTGTGCTTTTTTACCTATTGATAGTATTCATAGTTTTTCTGAGACTATGTTCTTACTACTTGGTGGAACTGGTGTTGGTTACTCTGTTCAGAACCATCAGATCGAAAAACTACCTGAAATTAGAAAACCAAATTACGATCGTAAAAAAAGATATGTAGTTCAAGATAGTATTATTGGCTGGGCAGATGCTGTTAAAGTGTTGTTTAAATCTTATACCGGTGGATTAACTTCTCATATTGAGTTTGATTTATCTGACATTAGACCTAAAGGCGCTTTGCTAATTACCGCTGGTGGAAAAGCACCGGGTCCAGAACCTTTAAGAATTGCGTTAGTTAAAATAGAGGCTATACTAAGAACAAAAGAAGATAGATCTAAACTTACCGACATCGAGTGTCACGATATTCAATGCCATATTGCCGATGCTGTTTTGGCTGGAGGTATTAGACGTGCTGCGATGATCAGTTTATTTGATCTTGATTCTGATGCAATGCTAAATTGTAAAGCTGGTAATTGGTGGGAGAATAATCCACAAAGAGGTAGAGCAAATAATTCAGTTGTTTTATTGCGCCATAAGATTGACAAAAAAACATTTGATAAAGTATGGGAACGTATTGAAGCGTCTGGATCTGGTGAACCTGGTATATACTTAACAAATGATAAAGATTGGGGAACTAATCCTTGTTGTGAAATTGCCTTAAGACCTTATCAGTTCTGTAATCTTACAGAAATTAATATGGCAGATATTGAGGATCAAGAGGATTTTAACGCTAGGGCTTCAGCAGCTTCATTTATTGGAACACTGCAAGCGTCGTATTCAGACTTTCATTACTTACGAGATATATGGAGAAAGAATACAGAAAAAGACGCATTACTTGGTGTATCAATGACAGGTATTGCATCAAAGTCTAACTTAAATTTAAACTATGAAGAAGCTGCTCAAGTGGTTAAAGAAACCAACAATGTTATTTCTGCTGCTCTTAATATTAATCGTGCTGCTAGGTCTACTGCTGTCAAACCTGCAGGAACTACTAGCCTTGTACTTGGCACTTCTAGCGGTATTCACGCTTGGCATAACGACTATTATATTCGC